TTTTGGTTCTATAACAACGGTACACCTACGTATATTACGGGTAGGCACTACATGATGCTCCAGTGGACCAGGATGGATATAGGCTATCCAAGCTTCCTGGAGTTCCAAAAAAATATTTTCGTACATTTAGCTGCGTGTGAGGCGGACCCGCGCTGTATTGGCCAGCTGTACACCAAGTGTAGGCGGAGTGGATATACGAACATCTGCTCCGCTGTCCTTCTAGACGAAGCGACACAGGTCAAAGACAAACTCCTTGGTATCCAGTCAAAGACTGGTAAGGACGCTCAGGAAAATATATTCATGAAGAAGGTGGTATACATGTTCCGCCACTACCCCTTCTTCTTCAAACCCATTCAAGATGGTACCACGAACCCACGCATGGAGCTGGCTTTTCGCGAGCCGAGTAAGAGAATCACGAAGAACAATAAGACTGCGCAGACGGGCGAGGCTCTTAATACGGTCGTAAACTGGAAGAACACCACCAACAACGCATACGACGGAGAGAAGCTGCACCTGCTGTATCTGGATGAGGCAGGCAAGTGGGAGAAGCCCACAGATATCAGAGACGCCTGGAGGATACAAAGGACCTGCCTTATCGTAGGTAGAAAGATTGTAGGGAAGGCCTTGGTGGGTAGCACTGTCAACCCCATGGACAAAGGGGGTAAGGAGTACAAGGACCTGTGGAGGGACTCTAACCCAGAAGAGAGAAATGCCAACGGCAGAACTCGATCAGGCCTGTACAGACTCTTTATCCCAGCCTATGAATCCCTGGAAGGATTCTTTGACAAACACGGCCATCCCGTTGTCAACGATCCAGACAAAGTAATAGAAGGCCTTGATGGTGATGACATCATCTTTGGCGCCAAGACCTACCTCAAGAACGAGAGGACCACATTGAAAGATGATCCCTCTGAGCTAAACGAGGTAACCAGGCAGTTTCCTTTTACCACGGATGAAGCCTTTAGGGATAGCATTGATGGGAGCCTGTTCAACATCGGCAAGATATACGAGCAGATACAATACAATGATGACCTATACCCTAACCCCGTTGTACGGGGAAACTTTGTTTGGAAGGGTGGGGTCCAAGACTCTTCTGTAGTTTTTAAGCCTGACCCTCAGGGCAGGTTCAAAATTGCATGGATGCCTCCAGAAGAACTGAGGAACCTCAAGGCTGAAGAGCGAGGTAAACGCATTGCACCTAATGCAGAGCTGGGTGTTGGTGGGGTTGACTCTTATGACCTTGACGCTACTGTTGATGGTCGTGGGTCCAAGGGGGCGCTGCACCTGTACAACAAGTTTCACATGCAGCACCCTGCGAACATGTTTGTGCTGGAGTATGCGTCTCGCCCCCCTCTTGCTAAGATCTTCTACGAAGACTGTTTGATGGCGGCTTTCTTTTATGGTTATCCTCTTTTGATTGAGAACAACAAGTATGGTATTGCAAGGTACTTTGAATCAAGAGGTTACGACGGATATTTAATGAATAGGCCAGGCCACCTATCTTCGAAAAATGCCAAGGTCAATGTCAAGACCAAGGGTATACCTTCTAACTCACAAGACGTAATACAAGCCCATGCACACGCCATTGAAGCATACATACATGACCACGTTGGCATGCACCGAGAAACTGGGGAGTACGGGAAGATGTATTTCAACTCTACTCTTGAAGATTGGATTGGTTTCAAGATCAACGATCGTACTAAGTTTGACCTTACGATTAGTTCGGGTCTTGCCTTACTTGGGGCTCAAAAGGCGAAGCCCAAAAAAGAACCAGTAAAGTTTGACGAGAAGAAATTCTTCAGGCGATATAAGCCAATCGGCTGACAAGTAGAATGTTTCTATATTTGCAAAAATGCAAATTCCCTAATGTACAGCAACAGCAAAAGGAACAGCAAGAGCTTTCCAGATCCACTAGCGCCTCAAGCTGTCAAGCAAGGGAAAGCCTATGGGCTTAAGTATGCTAAGGCTATAGAGGCCCAGTGGGGGAAGATGTCTGATACCGATTCTTTGTTCAAGAGAAGAAACAGAGTCTGGGAGAGAAACAAAGACTACGCTAACGGAACTCAGGATACAAATATATACAAGCGGATTCTCACTTCGATGGATCCAAACAGCGGTGATGGCAGTCTGGTAAACCTGGACTACACCCCCGTACCAATCCTTCCTAAGTTTTCTAGAATCGTTGGTAACAAGATTCTTTCTAGAAACCCTTACCCCAACCTGGAGGCTATTGACCCCATCTCTTCTTCTGAGAAGAACAAAGAAAAGCAGCGCATCAGAACTCAGGTTCAGATCAAGCCAGATCTAAAACAACTCAAAGAAGAGACTGGTGGGTTGGTTCTTGACAAGGACCCAGACGACTTGCCAGATACATTGGAGGAGGCGGAAATTTTCCTCGAAACAAATCTTAAGACAGACGCTGAGATTGCTGCACAGATAGGCACAAACCTCACGCTGTCTTGGAACAACTTCAACGACAGCATTTATCGTCGATGCGTTAATGATCTTGTGTCGCTCGGTATGGCTGTCGTCAAGAGGTCTAACGACCCCAACTACGGAATCAAGACAGAGCACGTAGATCCGTGTATGTTCTTGCACAGCTATACAGAAGACCCAGGCCTCAACGACCTGACGTATGCTGGACACATCAAGAAGATCTCTATACAGGAGCTGAAGAGATTGGCTGGCGATCAGCTTACTGAGGAGGACTACCAGAAGATTGCACAGGGGGTGGCTGGTATATACGGGAACGACTCAAGCATCCTCAACAGAAGATACTATGACGATTACTTGAAGCGAGATGTCTTTGGGTATGACGAGTACATGATCGACGTCCTGGACTTTGAGTTCATGTCTGTGGACTGCATGTTCTTTGAGGACAAAGAAAACAGATACGGCAACAAGCTCTTCTTCTACGAGGGTTTTGAATACAAAGAAAAACCTGGTAGCGTCTTTGAGCGCGAGCCAAGAAAGATGAACATAGCTACTGTCTACGGGGGTAGCTACATCCTTGGCACCAAGTACCTGTACGACTATGGGCTGAAGGCAAACATGCCCAGAAATATCCATGACATTTCTAAGTGCAGGCTTTCTTACTCAGCTGTGGCCACCAACATTCGGAGAATGATTCCGAAGTCTATGGTAGACAGCTGTGTTGGCTTTGCAGACATGTTGCAGATCACCCACCTGAAGATTCAGCAGGCTATCGCCAAGGCCAAGCCCGACGGTTTGGTTATTGACATCGAAGGGTTGGAAAATGTACAGCTTGGAAAAGGCGGTGAGCTTCAGCCCTTGGAGCTTCACGACATTTACGAACAGACTGGTGTCTTCTATTACAGAAGCAAAGATCCAGAGGGCGGGTTCCAGAACCCACCTATCCGCGAGATTGGGAACAGCATCAGAAACATCAACGAGCTCATTGGTATATACAATCACTACCTGCGCCTTATCAGAGACGCTACGGGTGTCAATGAGGCTATGGATGCTAGTTCTCCAAAGGGCGATGCTCTGGTTGGTGTGCGCGAGCAGGCTATTGCTGCAGGAAACAATGCCATCTATGACATCACTAACGCATCTATGGTATTGTTCAAGAAGGTGTGCGAGGATATTGTCAAGTGCCTTCAGATTATTCCTGAGGGCTCTGTCATCATGAGAGCATACCAGAACGCCATCGGTGAGGAAAACATGAAAGTCCTTTCTACTTTCTCTGACTTGCCTATGTACAACTTCGGCGTAAGCGTGCAGAAAGAGATGGAGGATGCAGAGAGACAGTTCTTGGAGCAAAACATCCAGGTGTCTCTTTCTCAAAAAGAACTTGACTTGGAGGATGCTATTGCTATCAGGCAGTTGAAGGACATCAACCAGGCAGAAAGACTTTTGATTGTGCGCCGCAAAAAGCGCATGCAGAAGCAACAGGAGATGGCTCAGCAAAACTCTCAGATGCAAGCTCAGCAGCAGGCCCAAGCTGCGCAAGCAGCCTCACAAGGCAGGCAGCAAGAGATGCAGATGGAGATGCAGATGGAGACGCAGAAGATGCAGCTTAAGACTCAACTTGAGATACAGCTTGAAACTGCGAAGCACGAGTTTAGAAAAGAGATAGAAACTATCAGAGCTCAGGCTACGCTAGGATTTAGAACTGAGGATCAAGAGTTTAGGGAGAAGCTGGAGGTCTTGAAGGAGGACCGTAAGGATACTCGCGTCAAGAAAGAGTCTGCAGAACAGAGCAAGCTGATATCTCAGAGACAGGGTAAGAGAGGAGAACTCGCTGAAGCCCCGCAGGAAGTAGAGGGGGATGATTCCATGATTGACGAAATTATTGAGCAGTAATGGCTAAGAAGGTAAATCTTGATATAGCCCAGACTTTGAATATCACCTGCAGGAGGGGTGATACTTTCAGCTTGGTTATTACACTAAAGGACTCTAATGGCACTGGCCTTACTCTTGACACCAGCAAGTATCAGTTTATCATGCAGGTTAGAAACAGCGCATTCAATGATGGCCCAGATGGGTTGATCTTGTGTACTGCTCTTGGTCAGCCAGCCAACTCCAATCCACTTGGCTTTATAGAGCAGATGGGTCCAGACAATGTTGACAACAACGGAAACGTTACCGTGAAGATTTCTGACCTTGTTATGAGGGAGATTCCTTCTGGCCGCTACGTCTACGACCTGCAGTATGTTTTGCCAGGCGCAGGCGCCAACACCTCTGATACTCACACCACCATCCTCAAGGGTTCCTTTGTGGTCAATGAGGACGTATCTGAGTTTGCAGAGAGCAGAACAGAAGATCCAATAAAAGAAGATCCAGTTAGATCTAGAACTAGGTAATCATGGCAGATACTGCGACCATTACAGTTGGTGGTGGCAACTCTGCTTCGATCACCGTTCAACAGCAGGCAGTGTTGTCTGCCGTTATACCCGACGTTAGCTCATCGGTTTCTGTTGAGGTGTTCCCCATGAGGTCACCTTCTTTTGAGGTGTCTGTACCTTCTACTTCTTTTGAAGTGTCCTCCAGGGTTGCTGTTGTAGCTACTGTCAAGGAGCAGTTCAATACGATTACGGTAGCCGCCGCTGTTCCAGCTGCTGGAGCGACAAGGCTTCGTGATCTCGAAGACGTCAAGGGCGATCCTACTAGTGGTCAGATACTCGTGTACAATGTTGGGGAGAACAACTTCCAATTCCAAGACCAAAATACTGGGGGAGCTGGTGGGGATGACTTGACTGACGAGGCCATCACTGTCACCAATACCGACGGCGGTTTTTCTAGTCTTGTTGGGGGAACCTTTGAGACGGGCACAAGTATCACCACGATACTTAAGAATATTCTAGATCCGTATAAGCTGCCTCAGTTCACTTCTTTCTCTCTCACTTATTCGGCAGAGGGGAGCGGTGTTTTTCATTCTGGTGGAGAGTCAAAAAATTATGAGGTTGGAACGAGCATAGTTATGAGTTCTTACATCTATGCTATAGACACTCCTTCTAGCGTTCTTTCTAACTCAGTGGTGT